ACGATATTGTCTGAATCGTCCAAAGATACCCGTGATGTTATAACATAACACCTTTGGGCTGCCGCCACGCGCCCCCTCCGCCTTTCGCCAAATATCCAGACCCTGCCCATCATGCTGAAAGCGCATGATCCATCCCCCCTGCCCTAGCGTGCTCGCATGGCCTAGCAGCGGGGGCATATGGTCATGGCATGGCATACCCCCCCCCTCATGCCCCCCCTCTCAGGCTTGACCCGCTATCCCTATCGGGCTGGTGGGGTATGGCCGGTGGGCCAGGTCGGCTGGCGATGGCTGTTGACATTTATGTCAATGGGGGAGGGGAGGGCCGAGCGGCAGGGCCTTCTGGTACGGAGCCCCCACGAACAAAATTTTATTTTTTAAAAATACGTGCTACAAAGCCTTGAGAGCCTGGACTAGCCCCCGCGTCGCACGTTTGCTGACCGGGGGTCTTTTCTTGCGTAAAACGCAATTGCGTATTATCGTGCAGCCATGACCTTCCACTCGATCCCGCACGCCCCCAAAAGCGTCAAGGCGACGCAAGCGCAGTTAGACGCGATCTACCATGCGTCAAAGAAGGGCTTACGCGGCGACAACCTAGCCCTCGCGGCCAACATCCAGCCGAGCGACTACAACAGGCTTATCCAGTTCGATCAGGACGCAGAGCTTGCAGAACTTAAAGGCAGGGCCGACACCGAACTGGAACTGAGCAACGCCCTGCACGAGGCAGCACTAGGCGGCGACGCAAAGTCTGCGCTGGAGATCCTCAAGCATCAGCACGGCTGGGTCGCCAAGCAGCAGATCAACATCGACGTCGACCAGCGCATCAGCATCACCCAGGCGCTTGAGCAGGCAAACACCCGCGTCATGAAGATCATCGACGCGCCTTACGCTGTCATCACGGACGAAACGCAGGAGTCAGACAATGGATGACGGCGATTTTAAAAATTACCCAACATCTATCAGCGAAGCGGTTGCGCTAAAAAACAACGACAACCGTCTTTGGTCGCCAAGGGACATTTTGGTTCGTATGCTTCGGTTTATTGACGACGGAGACTTAAACCCAGACGCGCTTGTAATTTGCTATACGATCCCAGACGAAGAAGATAATTGTTCCTACGCAGAGACGGGTTTCTCTATGAGCGGTGTTGGTAAGACAGTTGCTATTGGCGTGCTGACGCGCATAGCAAACGAACTGAGCGTCTGATGCAAACGACGCAGTATAGCGCCTCAGATGAAATGGCCCTCATGTCGAGGATGTGGTCGCCAGTCATCAAGGATGATCCATTAGCTTTTGTCATGCTAACATTCCCGTGGGGCCAAAAGGGCACCCCGCTGGAATATTTTACGGGACCGCGCAAATGGCAGAGGGAAGTGCTTTCGGATCTCAAGGAGCACATCAAGCAGAACAACGGGAAACTGGATTTCGACACCTTCCGCATGGCGACGTCATCGGGGCGCGGTATCGGGAAGTCTGCGCTCGTCTCATGGCTGGTGATCTGGATGCTATCAACACGGATTGGCTCGACGACCATCGTGTCGGCCAACTCTGAATCGCAGTTGCGGTCGGTCACATGGGCCGAGATAACCAAGTGGCTGGCGATGAGCCTCAACAGCCACTGGTACGAGGTCGCGGCCACACGCATCATGCCTGCTAAATGGCTTACCGAACTGGTAGAGCGCGATCTTAAGAAGGGCACGCGCTACTGGGCCGTCGAGGGCCGGCTGTGGTCGGAGGAGAATCCCGACGCCTACGCGGGCGTACACAACTACGACGGCGTGCAGCTTATCTTTGACGAGGCATCGGGCATACCCGACAGCATCTGGGCCGTGGCAAGCGGCTTCTTTACGGAGAACACGCCTAACCGCTTCTGGCTTGCGTTCAGCAACCCCCGCCGCAACACGGGGTATTTCTACGAGGCCTTCAACTCCAAGCGCGACTTCTGGAAGAACAAGGTCGTCGATGCCCGCAGCGTTGAAGGCACCGACAAGGCGGTGTATCAGCAGATCATTGACGAGTATGGCCCCGACAGCAGCCAGGCTCACGTCGAGGTCTACGGGATGTTCCCCAACGCCAGCGACGATCAGTTCATATCCAACCTCGTTGTCGATGAGGCAATGAACCGTGAGCGCTATAAGGATCAAACAGCACCCATCGTCATTGGTGTTGATCCGGCGCGTTTCGGCGCAGACGCCACCGTTATTGCTGTACGTCAGGGGCGGGACATTATTGCCATTAAGCGTTTTCGCGGCGATGACACGATGGAATCGGTTGGACGGGTGATTGAAGCTATTGAAGAGTACAACCCGGCTTTGGTCGTAATCGACGAGGGCGGGCTAGGGGCAGGCGTTGTGGACCGGCTCAAGGAGCAGCGCTACAAGGTCAAAGGCATCAACTTCGGCAACAAGGCTAAGAACCCGCTTATGTATGGCAACAAGCGTGCCGAGATGTGGGGCGAGATGCGCGAATGGCTCAAGACCGCCTCAATACCTAGTGATCGCTATCTAAAAACCGACCTGATTAGCCCGCTCATGAAGCCCGACAGCAAGGGGTCCATCTTCCTTGAAAGCAAAAAGGATATGAAGGCACGCGGCTTGGCGTCCCCCGACGCCGCCGACGCAATATGCGTCACCTTCGCCTTTCCGGTCGCGCATCGGACCTATGTTGCAAAAGAGACTAAACGAGCGTATTCTGCCGGCAGCAGTGTAACCAATTCCTGGATGGGGTCTTGATATGTCCGTAAACACTAAGCCAATCGGCGTCGCGTATGAAGATCAAAACATCGTCGGGGCAGACAAGATCTACTCCGCAAACGAGTTGGGCTACACCGCCGACGCGCAAGGCGCGGTCACGCAGTTGACCGACAAAGCCACCGCCGTCACGCTCAACAAGTCGGCTGGCCGCATCACCATGAACGCCGCCGCGCTCTTAGGCAACGCTGCTGTGACGTTTAACCTGAATAACAGCCTCATCAGCGCCAACGACATCTTGGTTCTGAACGTGTCTGCCGGTTCGGTGGCCGATCCCACCACCTACACCACCTACACCAGTTCCTTGGGTGCGGGCGTTGCCGCTATCACACTGCGGAACCTTACGGCCACTTCGCGGTCGGAAGCCGTGGTCATCAACTACGCACTGATCCACTGCCTATAAGACGTTTCTCTAAAAGGTAAAAAGTAACGCGCATGGACAGCACGGGTATCATTAAGGCTGGCCAAGTAGCCAACGTCGGCGGCAATGCCGCTGAAAAAGGTAACAGCGACCGCCTAAGCACAATGCGAACCCGTCTGACTATGGCGATTTCGTCTTACAGCGAGTCGCGTGAAGACGAGTTGGACGACCTGCGTTTTATGGCGGGTAGCCCTGACAACCAGTGGCAATGGCCTGCGGACGTCTTGGCTACCCGTGGTTCGGTGCAGGGCCAAACGATTAATGCGCGGCCCTGCCTGACCATCAACAAGCTGCCTCAGCATGTGCGTCAGGTGACGAACGAACAGCGGCAAAACCGCCCTAGCGGCAAGGTCATCCCCGCCGACGACAAGGGCGACATTGAAGTTGCCGAAATCTTCGACGGCATGGTGCGCCACATTGAATATATGTCGGACGCCGACGTGGCCTACGACACGGCTTGCGACAACCAGGTCACTTACGGAGAAGGCTACCTGCGCGTCCTGACGGACTATTGCAGCGACGATAGCTTTGACCAAGACATCCTGATTGGGCGCATCCGCAACTCGTTCAGCGTCTACATGGACCCGACAATCCAAGATCCGTGCGGCTCCGACGCCAAGTGGTGCTTCATCACCGAAGACATCACCAAGGCCGAATACGCGCACCAGTTTCCCGACGCCATCCCCGTCAGTTCGCTCATGTCGCAAGGCGTGGGTGATCAAAGCATCGGCCAATGGCTGGGCGACAACACGGTGCGAATCGCGGAGTACTTCTACTACGAGAGCGAGCCTAAAAAGCTCAATCTCTACCCCGACAACGTGACGGCTTTCGAGGGCACGCCCGAAGACAAGCAACTCAAGGCCATGTACGGCAAGCCGCTGCGCTCGCGCACAGCCGAACGCAAAAAGGTCATGTGGTGCAAGACCAACGGCTTTGAGATCCTCGAAGAGCGCGAGTGGGCCGGCAAGTGGATTCCCGTCGTGCGCGTGGTCGGTAACGAGTTTGAGGTCGATGGCCGCATGTATGTGTCGGGCTTGGTGCGTAACGCCAAGGACGCCCAGCGCATGTACAACTACTGGGTCAGCCAAGAAGCAGAAATGTTGGCACTGGCACCCAAGGCACCCTTCATTGGCTACGGTGGCCAGTTTGAAGGCTACGAAATGAACTGGAAGACGGCCAACACCAACAACTGGCCGTATCTGGAAGTCAATCCCGACGTCACTGACGGCGCTGGCAACATGCTGCCACTTCCGCAGCGGGCGCAGCCTCCAATGGCGTCCAGCGGTCTCCTACAGGCCAAGGCGGGCGCGTCAGACGACATCAAGTCCACCACCGGCCAATATGATTCCAGCCTTGGGGCGACCAGCAACGAGCGATCAGGAAAAGCAATCCTTGCTCGCGAGAAGCAGGGTGATACAGGTACGTATCACTACGTAGACAACCTTGCTCGCGCTATTCGCCACATCACCCGGCAACTGGTTGATCTGATCCCCAAAATCTACGACACGCAGCGCGTGGCCCGCATTGTGGGCCTCGACGGCGAAGTCGGCATGGTCAAATTGAACCCCGACCAGCAAGAGCCAGTCAAAAAGATCCAAGACGAGAACGGAATCGTCCTTGAAAAGATCTACAACCCCAATGTCGGCAAGTACGACGTGGTTGTGACAACCGGCCCAAGCTACATGACCAAGCGTCAAGAGGCGCTTGACGGCATGGCGCAACTTTTGCAGGGCAACCCCGAACTTTGGCAGGTCGCAGGCGACCTTTTTGTCAAAAACATGGACTGGCCTGGCGCTCAAGAGATGGCAAAGCGCTTCCGCAAGACCATTGACCCCAAATTGCTGTCCGACGACGACAAATCACCCGAATTGCAGGCCGCAGAGCAGCAAATTCAGGGCATGGGCCAAGAACTCGACCAACTTCACGACGTTCTCAAGAACGTCCAGAACTCAATCGAGGCGCAAGACGTCGAGGTTAAGCAGTTTGAGGCCAAAATTAAGGCCTTTGACGCGGAAACTAAGCGTATTTCGGTCGTTCAGGCGTCTATGTCGCCCGAACAGATCCAAGATATCGTCATGGGTACAATCCACGCCGCAATGGATTCTGGAGACATTGTTTCAGGTGGACAATCTATGGAGCCACGTGATAACGTACCTGAGACCGAACCTCAGGAGCCTGCTTATGAACCAACCGAATTTGACCCAAGCGCAGGTGCGTGAAATGTTTTCTTACGTAGAGGGAAAACTTTTTTGGCGTAAAAAAACTTCGCGAAAAACCGTAATTGGTAGTGAAGCGGGAACCTTTCGCAAATCAGACGGCTATCGGCAAATTATGTTAGATCGACGTGTGCACCGTACGCATCGGCTAGTGTATTTATACCATTATGGTTGGGTTCCTGAATTGATTGACCATATAAATCAAAACCCTAATGACAACAGGGTTGAGAATTTACGTCCTGCAACCCGCGCCGAAAACGCATATAATTGCAAATTGCGACCGGATAACACTTCAGGCGTAAAAGGCGTCACTTGGTGCAAAAACAAACGCAAATGGGTAGCACGTATATACGCAGAAAAAATGTGCATAAATTTAGGTCGTTTTGCTGACGTAAAAGATGCTATTTCCGCAGTTATAGCCGCCAGATCCAAGCATCACGGCGCATTTGCGTCTGAAGGATTATGTCAATGAAAGAGACACCGGCAAACTTTATTGGATACCTATTCCTAGCGCGGGATGTGGCCCATTCTGTGCATCTAAACACACGCAGTTTTTCTAAGCATTCGGCTTTGAACACGTTCTACGACGAGATCGTGGACCTGGCTGATTCGCTGGCAGAGGTTTATCAGGGTGAGTACGGCTTGATGGGTCCGATCACTTTGCAATCAGCTAAGAAAACGGCTAACATTACCCAGTTCCTTGAAAACCAATTGAAGGAACTGAGAGAGTGCCGGTACGAGGCTTTTGACAAGTTGGATACCCCTCTTCAAAACATCGTTGACGAGATTGAAGCCCTGTACCGTAGCACGCTCTACAAACTCAAGTTTTTGGCGTAAATCATGCACGTAGGTTCTGTAGCAGAAGCTGTAAAGCTAAACAGCGCAGATGGTCAGCCGATTACTGACCTCAACCCGCTGCCCACGACGGGCGGAGGCGGGGGCGGAGGTGCCTTGGCCGATGTCCTGCTGACAGACGACACCGGCGCAATCTTTGTCAGCCGAGATGACGGCACGACTGTCACCTATTTCAACCTGAACACCAACGCGGTGTATACGCCCGTTGGCACCATCCTGCCTCCCGAACTGGTGGTGTCGGATGTCATTTCGGCGGAGTTGCTGCAAAGCCTCCAGACCCTCATGATCCGCTTGCTAAACGCCACCAACAGCCCCAGAGGCTACGATGTGGCTTTGGGCCGGAACCGGATGACAACGATCATTGAAAGCGGCACAGTCGGCACGGTAACAATAGTCGGCACCGTCGCCAACCAAACCTTAATGGGCAACCAGCAGGCTCAATTACTCGTTAATGGCCAGAATATGTCTGCGTGGGCCGCGACCGTCAGATCGAGGATCACATAATGGCTAACACGTTCAAGAAAGTTATCGACCGCTTGATGTGGGTGCAAACGTCGCCCACGCCAAACGCCACGGCAGCGGCAACCTGCCTTTGCTCCGACTTGCGCTCCGACCTGTCACGCAACCCATTTGTGTATCAACTGACAAGCGCCACGGTCCTAAACCGCTACAACATCGTCTCTAAGGCTTGGTCGTTTGTTCAATCCCCTGCGCTGGCAGGTACGTTCGGCGCGGGCGCTGCGATGGTGTTTGCGCCGTCACAAGGTCTAAAGGGCGTTCTCGCGGCGGGCAACACCACCACCAATATCGTTGTTTCCACCGCGTTTCCAACCGCTGTCGGCCTCAACATGCTGGCAAATCGCGGCGGGTCTGGCGAGTACGGGTTTAAGATCAGGATCATCGGCAAGGCTTCGGGTAAAACTGAAGAGCGCTATATCGTCGGCAACACGGCAAGCGCCACACCAACCATCACGCTTGACAATCCGCTGACGTTCACCCCAGCCACGGGCGACGGCTATGAAATCCTGTCTGGTCGGGTCTTCATGCTATCGGCTGGTGTGCTAGCAGCAAACGCTTGGCGATCTTTTGAGGTTGCTACCAACACCCTGTCAACGGGCCTAAGTATCGTCAATCTGCCCGCCACGGTCGGCACCGATACTTCGCTTGTGGCGCTGGATGAACAATACACGCCATTTGATTGCCGCCCCGGCGAGGGCATGGTGAAAGGCACCTTTGTCTACGACACCAACCAAAACACCCGCTCCGCACTAGCTGCGACCGCAGCCGGTGCTAGCAGCATCACAGGTCAAGCCACGGGCGGCGATGCTGTCGTGAAGGCTAACGAGTATCGCAACTTCCAAATCCGTATTGTGCAGGACTTGGTCAACGTCACGGCGGTTGGCCAACGGGCGATTATTGCTTCGCACACGGCGGGTCCATCGCCTGTCTACACGATGGGCGCGGCTTGGGCTGTCACGCCATCATCGTCGGCTAAATACGTCATCGAGCTTCCAAACCTGATCCTTGGTCGATCTACCGCCACGACGACGGTCTATACGTGGAACTACAACGACACGACGATCAACAACGGTACCAACAACATCGTGACTAACGCTTGGTCTACAACGTATTTTGGCGCAGCCCCTGCGGCTAACGCATCGGGCGGCATGTGGGCACCATCCTTCGGCATCCAGCCTGATCCAGCCCGCAATGCTCGCCAATCGTTCTGTTACTTCTTCCGAGGTGCCGCTCAAAACGTGGACGTGCTTGACATCGCTGGCGCAATCGCTGGGACATGGACCGGCACCGTGACTTATGACGGTGCGCTCACGCTCACGGTCGGCACTTGCGGCACCTACGCTCCATTCGAAAACGAAGGCCGGATGTTCTACATGAACATTTACGTGGCATCGGCGGCTAACCAGATTTACCGTTTTGACGTGCAGAACCGAGTGTTGTCACCCTTCACGGCGACCGATAACATTCAAGCCGGTACGGCGACGCTGGGGCAACGCATGGTGGCTTATGTGGCCCTAGACGGCACCGACACCTACGACGTAGTGCTGCTGGCATCCCACTTGTCCGTAACCACCCAAGAACTGATTGTGCTGGTGTAACCATGTCACTCGCGGAACTAATTTCAATCTTGTCTGCAACGCTGGCAACCCACAACGGGGCGATGGCTGATGCAATTAAGCGCGGAGACCTAAAGGAAATTTCTAGGTTGACGCCTATCATTTCTGAGACCGAGCGCACTCTAGTTCAACTTAGAACGCTGTAAACCGAGGTATCTTCCCTATTTTTCCGGTTGTGGTATACCCGCTTACGGATGGAGATTTAAATGGCACTTACGCTCAAAGCAGTAACCATCAGACTTGGTTATCAGCAGATCACTTCGCTGTCCGCAGCGACCGCGTTGACCGTCCCGCAAGTGGACCTCAACGGCCTGAATGCGCGGCCTACCATCGCGCTGATCACGCCCGAAACGCAAGCGGTTCGCTGGCGCGATGATGACGTCAATCCTACCGCTTCAGTCGGTATGCCATTGGCCGCAGGCGTCACGCTTCAATACGACGGGGATCTGACCAAGATCAAATTTATTGAGCAGACCGCAGGGGCCAAGCTCAATGTCACCTATTACGCTTGAGGCATTGCCATGAACATCTCTAACGACGCCGGCGGAATCGACAGCAGCAAGTTTGTTGAGTACTTCACCAAGCATTTCTTGGTGGATCTGGGCCGTATGGCCGCGCTGCGCGACGAACTTGAGGCCCGCCAGGGCGCTATGAGCGCCGTTGATCAGATCAATGCCGACAAGGACGAAGCCAAAGCGCTGATAGAAAAGGCCAAGGCCGATTTTGCCGAACGCGACAAGAACCACAAAGAAAAATCCGCCGTTTACAAGGCTAGAAAGGCCGCGCTTGAAGAGGCCGAAGCCGATCTGGAAGCGCGTATTGAAGCGCTTGAAGCCTCGTCCGTCGCTCAAAACAAATCTCTGACGGCCCGCGAAGAAGCCATTGCAGTGAAAACCGCTGCCAATGAAGCCCTCGCGCTGACCCTCGAAGCCAAAAGCGAAAGCATCAAACAGGACCGCGAAGCGCTCGACGCTCGCATTGCAGCCTTCCAAGAAAAAGTTGCTGCAATTTCTGTTTGATGAGATAGCTATAACTACCGTACTGGTGCGTTACACCAGGTGTTCTTAGGAACCCTACATGACTGAGGAAACTCAAGTTTTCGACCAAGCGGAACTACCCGCGCCAGAACTGGAAGCCACGGCGGCACCTGACTCTGTAGACAATCAAACGCCGGAAGATGTTGCGGACGACGCGCCCAAGACCTTCTCTCAGGAAGACTTGGACAAAGCGATCAGCAAACGTCTTGCAAGAGAACAGCGCAAATGGGAGCGAGAGCAGGCCCAGCGTGCAGCAGATCAAGTCAGATCAGCCCCGGCTGATATGCCTTCGCCAGAGTATTTCGACACTACCGAAGCCTACGCAGATGCGTTGGCCGAACGTAAGGCCGAAGAATTGCTCGCACGGCGTGAAGCAGCACAGCAACAGTCTAGCGTCCTCGAAGCCTACCACGACCGCGAAGAAGAGGCCCGGAACAAGTACGATGACTTTGAACAGGTCGCGTACAACCCGAACCTAAAAATCACGGACGTAATGGCCCAGTCCATTCAGTACTCCGACGTTGGCCCTGATATCGCATATCACCTAGGGACCAATCCAAAAGAGGCTGATCGGATCTCCAAACTGCCGCCGATCTTGCAGGCAAAAGAGATAGGGAAAATTGAGGCTAATTTGGCCAACAATCCACCTGTCAAACGATCTTCATCTGCCCCGGCACCGATTGCACCTGTTACAGCCCGATCCTCTGGATCACCTGCCTATGACACTACGGACCCAAGGTCTACCAAGACCATGTCGGATTCGCAGTGGATTGAAGCGGAACGGCTGCGCCAGATCAAGAAGTACGAGGCGCAACGTAACCGCTAAGTCAGGAGACACGCTGTGTCCAACTCTATCCTTACTATCGACATGATCACTCGGAAGTCTCTGGAAATTCTGGAGAACAACCTGGTGCTCACTCGTAACGTGAACCGCCAGTACGACGACAGCTTTGCTGTTGAAGGTGCCAAGATCGGCTCCACGCTGCGTATCCGCCTCCCCGACCGCGCTCTGGTCACTGACGGTGCCGCCCTGCAAGTTCAGGACGACAACGAGCAGTACACCACGCTGACCGTCGCCAACCAAAAGCATATCGGCGTGAACTTCACCTCCGCCGAACTGACCATGCAGTTGGACGACTTTGCCGAGCGCGTGCTGAAGCCTCGTATTAGCCAGTTGGCCTCGTCCATCGACGCCGACGTCGCCAATGCGTACAAGGGTATCTACTCGTCGGTCGGAACCCCAGGCACCACGCCAGCCACCTCGTTGGTTCTGCTGCAAGCCCAGCAGAAGCTCAACGAAAACGCTGCCACGATGATGCCGCGTTATGCCACCGTCAACCCAGCCGCTAACGCTGGTTTGGTCGAAGGCATGAAGGGTCTCTTCAACCCAACCGACACCATCAGCAAGCAGTTCAAGAATGGCATGATGGGCACGGGCGTGCTTGGTTACGACGAAATCAACATGTCGCAGTCGATCAAGACCCACACCACCGGCGACTGGGGTACCGGCATCACCGTTACCACGACCATCTCGGCTCAAGGCGCGGCTTCGGTTGGCCTGTCGTTCACCGGATCTTCCAAGACTTGGAAGCAGGGCGACGTGTTCACCATCGCTGGCGTCTACGCGGTCAACCCACAGACCCGTGAAACCACCGGTTCGCTTCAGCAGTTCGTTGTGACTGCCGACACTTCCGGTTCGTCCACGGCCACTGTGACCGTCTCGCCAGCCATCTACACCGCGACCAACGCTCTGGCCACTGTGGACTCGTTCCCAGTTTCTGGCGCTGTCGTCACGATGCTGGGTTCGGCTGCTTCGCAGTATGCACAAAACCTCGTGTATCACCGCGATGCGATCACCTTCGCTACCGCCGACCTGCTGCTGCCAAACGGCGTGGACATGGCCTCTCGCGCTGTCCACAACGGCATCTCGCTCCGCGTTGTCCGTCAATACGACATCAACAACGACCGTATGCCTTGCCGTATTGACGTGCTGTATGGCTATTCTGCCATCCGTCCCGCAATGGCTGCCCGCATCTGGGGCTAACTTTTATGCCCCGGCTTAGGCCGGGGCGTAATCCTCTTTTTCTTGGAGAAATATCATGGCGCTTCCTAATGGCACCGGCGGTTATCAAGTTGGCGACGGCAATCTGAACGAGGTTATCCTCGGCGTTCAGCCTGCGCCCACCACCTACACCGCAAACGCGACCGCCTCTTTGACGGTCACGGATCTCGAAAACGGCTTGGTTGTCTACACCCAAACCAACGCCAACAACCTTCAACTTCCATTGGCTACTGCCGTAGAAGCTGAAGTCGGCAGCGCGAAGGTCAGCAGTTCGTTTGACTTCTTCGTCATCTCCACCAGCACCGGCGTCGGCACGCTGACGGTCAACACTGGCTGGACCTTGGTCGGTTCGGGCGCTACGCCTGCTTCCGGCGTGGGCGCACACTTCCGCGCTCGCAAGACCGGCGACAATGCGTACACCGTCTACCGCATCGCCTAAACCAAAGCCGCCCTACGTCATTGTGGCGTAGGGCGATTTGTTTTCATCGGGAATTTCATGCAAATCTACCTTCGGCATCCGGTCCACGGGACCAAAATCGCTACGCTTGAGATGGAAGTTGAACACGACAAAAAGCTCGGATGGTCGGTGTACGACCCAGAAGCCTTTATCGAACCCGAAGTTTCTGCTAATAGTCTAGAAGTGAAGAGACGCGGACGACCTCCGCTAAACGCAGGGGCCTAATATGACCACGGCAGGCGAACTGATAAACGGCGCTTTGCGGCTGATCGGTATGCTTGCCGAAGGTGAAACCCCTTCTGCCGCCACGTCTCAAGACGCTCTTGTCGCTATGAACCAAATGATTGATTCGTGGAACACTGAGCGCCTGTCGGTCTTTTCGACCCAAGATCAAATCTTTACGTGGCCCAACAATCAGGTCCACCGCACACTTGGCCCTACGGGCGACTTTGTGGGCAACCGCCCCGTTCAACTTGATGACTCTACCTACTTCAAAGATCCAACCACTGGGATCTCGTATGGCATCAAGATTATCAATCAGCAGCAGTACGACGGCATCGCCGTTAAGTCCGTGACCAGCACTTTTCCACAGGTCATGTGGATAAACATGGATTACCCCAACATCGACATGTACGTCTATCCCGTGCCTACCAAGGCGTTGGAGTGGCACTTCATCTCGGTCACGGAACTAGACCAACCCGCCACGATCTACACAGACCTGACCTTTCCTCCAGGCTACCTGCGGGCGTTCCGCTACAACTTGGCCTGCGAGATCGCGGCTGAGTTTGGCGTCGAGCCATCACCGCAAGTCTCACGGATCGCCATGACATCCAAGCGCAACATCAAGCGCATCAACAATCCTGACGACATCATGTCGCTGCCGTACAGCATCGTCGGCACTCGCCAGCGGTTCAACATCTTCGCAGGGAATTACTGATTATGGCTAATGTTAAAATCAGCGAGCTACCCGCAGCCACAACGACCGCCGGCACAGACCTGTTTGCCATCGTTCAAGGCGGCGTAACGAAGCAGTTGACCAACACGCTGCTGTTCACGGCTGCGACGTTCACATCGCCTACGTTCATCACCCCTGCCCTTGGGACGCCCGCCAGCGGCGTTATGACCAACGTGACGGGCTTGCCCCTCACCACGGGCGTGACGGGCCTCCTGCCCCTTGCTAACGGCGGTCTAAACGCCAGCACAGCCGCAGGCGGACGCGCAACAATCGGCGCGGCTGCATCCGGCTCTAACTCCGATATCACTGCACTCACTGGTTTGACGGTGCCTCTGGCGACCGTTGCGCTAACATTCGCCATCGCGGCGGCACTCTAGGAGATTATCATGGCCGTCACGCCAAACTCAATCGTTACACCTCAAACGCCTATTGGTGCGACCGCTGTCGCCACCACGGCCAACACGACCTATACCGATACGCCAACCAATACGGTGCAGCTTCTCGCCGCCCAAGCTAACGGTGCGCGGATGCAAAAGCTAACCGCACTGGCACGGGCCACGGTGACGGCAACGGAATTGCAGTTATATGTTTCGGCTGACGGCGGCACGACTAAGCGTTTCATCGGCTCTAAGCTAATGGCGGCCTACACCGTCGCAGCCACGACCGCCCAGACCATTATCGACTTCGGTTACACCGACGCATCGCCCCTGATCCTGTCGGCTTCCGAAAGCCTCTGGGTGGCGATCAGCGTCACTAACACCGGCATCGTGTTCCGCACTGAAGGCTACGCCTACTAATGCAAAACGCCCCCGCCATGCTAGGCCAAAAAATGATGAACCGGCAGGCCCCTTATGGGCCTATCGGCATGGTTTCGCAGAATATGAGCGGGAATAAGAAGGGGGCGGCTGCGGGTGGTGGTGGTGGTGTTGGGGTGATTGGGTTGAAGTTTGACACGGCTACTGCTACGGCGGGAGTTACGTTTTCTAATAGCAATACTACGGCAACAAACGCCTCTGCCGGAGCCATTACATCAGCGAAGGCAAACGCGGGAATTATTCCCAACACTACAAACTATTGGTATTGCGAATTTGTTGTTGGCAATGCCAATCAAATGTTTTTTGGTTTTGGTCTGCCTACTTTTGTTTGCAACACGACAAGTAGAGTAGGCTTTATTGCAAACACTATATCATATGCTCCAAACGGTTTTGTTTACATAGCCGGAGCAAGCGCCAGTGGGCAGCCAACGGCCACTACCGGAGATGTGATTGGGCTTAAGCTGGACGTTTTTAACCCCGGCGCAACATTTACCGTAATTAAAAACGGTGTTGTAATTATTAATGCCTTGGATGTTTCAGCGGCAATTACAGATAATAGCGTTGCTTGGACCCCTATTTGGTCCACAAATCAAATTGGTTCTGTTGGCACAATTTCCAACAACATCTACTCCTACGCGGGCTACACACCAATTGGCTCATCTGCCACGACCATTGCAGCCTCCGCCTCAGTCCCCGCAGTAGCTGACGGCGCTTACGACGTCTACACGTTCAACGCTTCTGGCACGTTTACGGTGGCGTCTACGGGGGCGGTTAGGGCTTTGGTGATTGCTGGGGGTGGCGGCTCAAGCGGCGGCGGCGGAGGCGGTGCAGGCGGCTATCAAGAGAAGGGCGTTGTCACTACACCTCAAACCTACACGGTTACGGTTGGCGGCGGTGGGAACAACGTTGCGGGGTCTAATAGCTCTATCGGCGCGGCGTTAGTTTCGACCGGGGGCGGCAACGGCAACGGCTCCCCCGGCGGAACGGGCGGGTCTGGCGGCGGCGGTGCGGGAGGTTTTGGAGCAACGGCACCATTCTCGTTTACCGGAGGTGCAGGCATTGCCGGTCAAGGAAATAACGGCGGAGGCGCTAGCGGAAACACTACAGCGGGCATAGGTCAAGCCTGCGGTGGTGGCGGCGGTGCCGGAGCCGTTGGTGGTTCGGGCACTACAAGTAATGGCGGTGTGGGTGGTGCGGGGATATCATCAAACATTACGGGTACTGCGGTCACTAGGGGCGGTGGCGGTGGCGGTTACGGAGATGTTACCCCCGGAAGCGGCGGAGCAGGCGGTGGCGGTGCGGGAGGACCGGGCGGTGCATCCGGCGCAGCAAACACCGGCGGGGGTTGTGGTTACAATCAAATAGGCGGCTCCGGCGTAGTAATCATCCGCGTTCGAGCGAGGGCGTAATCATGGCGCATTTTGCACGGCTAGGCGCAGCCAATGTCGTAACCGAGGTTTTGGTAGTCGATAACGCCATCCTTGGAACGCCAGAGGACGAGCGGCTTGGGATTAAGTGGCTTGAAGACTTTGACACCCTGCGCGGGCTATCCCACGCTCGCTGGGTCCAGACGAGCTATAACGGCAATTTTCGTGGCCGGTATGCTGGGATTGGGATGACGTATGATACAGTGCTGGACGAGTTCATAGCACCGGACCCTGCCCCATGAAATCCCCCATTCTTGGATCGACCTATGTGGCCCGCAGCGTAAACGCTGCTGACAATCGCATGGTCAATCTGTTTCCAGAGGTTATTCCTGAAGGAGGCAAGGAGCCTGCGTTCCTAAACAGAGCGCCAGGTCTTCGGCTGTTGACGGTCTGCGGAACAGGTCCAATCCGAGGGATGTGGCAGGCAGGCACCTACGGCTACGTCGTGTCCGGCACGGAACTCTATCGTGTCGATGCGGCATGGACAGCCACCAAGCTAGGTGACGTGACAGGCACCGGCCCCGTCTCTATGGCCGACAACGGCATTCAAATCTTCATCGCCTGCAATCCAGACGGCTTCATTTACAACATGATTACGGGGGTCTTTCAACAGATCACCGATCCTGACTTCCCCGGCGCAATCACGGTTAGCTATCTTGATGGCTATTTCGTGTTCAACGAGCCTGACAGCCAGCGGTTCTGGATCACGGCGATCTTCGACGGCACGGACATAGACGCTCTCGACTTTGCTAGCGCTGAAGGTTCACCAGACGGCATCGTGTCGATCATAGTTGATCACCGCGAACTGTGGCTTTTTGGAACCAACTCAATTGAGGTTTGGTACGATTCCGGCAGCGCGGACTTTCCCTTTACGCGCATCCAAGGCGCGTTCAACGAGATCGGTTGCGCCGCGCCCTACTCGGTTGCCAAGCTAGACAACGGCCTGTTCTGGTTAGGCTCAGACGCCAGAGGTCGCGGTATTGTCTACCGCGCCAACGGCTACACCGGCCAGCGCGTCAGCACCCACGCCGTCGAGTGGCATATCCAGCAGTACGCGCACCTTGGCGACGCTATTGGCTACACCTATCAGCAGGACGGCCACGCCTTCTATGTGCTGGTCTTCCCTGACGCCAAGACGACGTGGGTCTACGACGTCTCGACCGGCGCGTGGCATGAGCGGGCCAGTTGGATTAACGACGCCTTTGACCGGCATCGCGGTAACTGCCAAATGGCATTCGCTGACGAGATCGCCATTGGCGACTTTGCAAACGGCAACGTCTACGCTTTCGATCTTGACGTCTACGCCGACAACGGCGACGTCCAGCGGTGGCTTCGTAAATGGCGGGCGCTGCCGACCGGCGAGAACAACCTAAAGCGCACGGCCCAGCACGGCTTGCAACTCGACTGCGAGACGGGCGTTGGTCTGAACGGCATTGACCCTAACGACACTTTCTACCTGATGACGCAAGCCGACGATTTCTTAATGACGGAAGCGGGCGACTATCTTGTATCGGATTTTGTCGGCACGGTTGGCTTTGATCCTCAAGTTATGCTGCGCTGGTCCGACGACGGTGGCCATACGTGGTCCAACGAGCACTGGCGCTCAATGGGCAAGATCGGCCAGTACGGCTACCGCACGATCTGGCGCAGGCTTGGCATGACGGTCAAGCTACGCGACCGCGTGTACGAGATCACCGGCACAGATCCGGTTAAGATTGCAATCATGGGCGCCGAACTACAGGTCAGCCCAACCAATGGCTAACATCACCCAAATCCCCGCGCCGCGCGTTCCGATCATTGACGAGCGCACGGGCTTAATTTCGCGTGAGTGGTTCAGGTTCTTCAACAACCTGTTCACCCTGCTTGGTGACGGCTCGACGGACGACATCACGCAGTTCCTGCAAATCTCGCCTTCGTCTGAAGTTTTCAGCGTTTCTCAGTTGGCCGAGACAGCCAAGTCCATAGAGGCGCTTGACGTAGGCCCGGCCTATACGCCGCAACTGGCTCGCTACGTCTATGGCGCGTTTCATGACAGCACGACCCAAACCGCTGCGGCAATTAACACGGCCTACCCAATTACCTTTGGCTTTACAGATGCCTCTGTTGGCGCAACTCGCGGAACTCCAACATCGCGCATCTATGTGGACCGGCCAGCAATCTACAATGTTGAGTTTTCGCTGCAACTAAACAAGACAACAGCGGCGGCAAAGAGTGTCTGGGTTTGGCTTCGCCTAAACGGTGCGGACATCGCCAACAGCGCAAGACAGGTTACGCTTGCAGGCACTAGCGCAGCATCTGTCGCCACGTCAAACTTTGTGCTAAACATGAACGCAGGCGACTATTTCGAATTGGTATGGTCAACGGATGATACGGGCTGTCAAATCGTTGCTGTCGCAGCTACTGCGCCTGTTCCGGCTATTCCGTCTGCCATCCTTACCGTTACCAGCAACATCTCCGCATAAGGGTCTTCAAATGGTTGCTTATCTTACTCCAGAACCTAAGCTCCAGTTCTTCAGCACTGCGGGCGTACCGCTTGCCGGCGGAAAGATTTACACCTACGACGCGGGCACGACCACGCCGCTTGCGACCTTTGCCGATAGCGCTGGCATAACCAACAACCCCAACCCGGTTATCTTGGACTCTCGCGGCGAGGCCTCCATCTGGTTGGGTACGCAATCCTATAAGTTCAAACTCACCACGTCAGACGACGTTGAGATCTGGACCGTAGACAACATTAGCCTTGGCCCCTTCCCCGACAGCACGGCATCTATTGTCGCTGCCTCCGTCACTGCGGTGGGCGTGGTGTACGCGGCCAGTAATGGCTCTGATCTGATCGGCCACAAAGGCACCGGAGTTTCCGCCACGACAACTACGGTCGGGGCAAAACTGCGCCAGATCGTCAACATTAAGGATTACGGCGCTGTCGGTGATGGCGTTGCTGACGACACGCTTGCGGTGCAACGGGCAATCACCAACTCGACGGGCGCGATCATTGTTCCGGCGGGGACCTTTATGATTGACCCTGTTACGCTGACTGCCGGTAAACAATTGATCGGTGAGAACCGCGCAACGTCAATTTTAAAACTGCGCTCACCGCTTGCTGGCACCGGTATGATCAACGCCACCTATGCAAACGATATTGTGGTCGAGAACCTTACGATTGACGGCGGGTCGCTGGTTGGCACCAAGAACGGTCTGATTAACTATTACGGCTGCGAACGGGCGCGGATTGAGAACAACAATTTTATTAATACCGACCAATTTGCCATTGCCTGTAATTCGATGAATTACGCAGTGATTCGCGGCAACTCGATCTTGATGGACCAATTGGTTGGTGCATGGATTGATACGGCGGCGACCGCAGGCTTTCTGGCGGGGTCTGGAGGCCCCCTAAACACTACCGGCTTGGTTGGCACCATTTCGGCCCCCGCTGGCCCCGGCGGCGTTCAGGCGGCGTTTACATACAGCACCAACGGGTCGGGCGCGGTTATCGCCAGTTCAATTCTGTTTTCCACCAACGGGCGCGGTTATATCGGTCCGGTCACTGCATCGTTTCCTGCGGTGCCGGGGTCGTTTGCTCCGGCTAACTATGGCGGCGCTCAAGTTGTGGCGATTACCTACGCGGGCGCGGGTGGACCAACCCCTATCGTTGGCGAGGGCGTCGAGATCAGCCACAATTACATTGAAAACGGCGGATGTAATTTTACGCTAAAAAGCTCCAACATCTTTGGAAATGTGGCCCGAAACGTAATTTACGGCGCGGCCTTTGTGTCCGAACAAGTTAGCGGCGTAGCAAGAAACGTCTACTCTAACAATGTGATTAGTCGTGTTGGCTACTGCACAATTGCGGGCGCACCATACACCAACACTTACATTGGCCCTGACACGGACAACACCGTCAACAGCGCGTTTGAATTGTGGGGCGCTTACGAAGAATGCTTGGATAACGTCTGCTTCTTTAATGCGGCCAGCGGGATTAGCTTTGGATCGCAAGGCGGGATTTGTTCCGGTAACATCGTTTTTGACAACGGTCAGTACTTTGCGACTTTGACCGGAAACCCTAATCAGTATGCAACGCGGGGGATTTTGGTCCCGGAAGGCAACGCCACATATAACGGCAGCTATTCGTTAATTTCGAATAACCGTTCGTTTGATCAGAACGGCGCATCCGGAACGCAGGGCTACGGCATAGGCGCGGCCAATGGTTTGGTCACCCCACTGGTTGGTTTGAAGTTTGTTGATAATGACTGCTTTGGTAATCGTGTGGCACCTTACATTAAGGAAAATGCCACGGTCACCTACTTTCGCGGACGCCGCATTGAAGGACGTTCTGCCGTCAACCCCGCCAGCATCGCCGCAGCCGGTGCGGCTGACTATCCTGTCACGGTTCCTGGCTTGGATACGGGCAACTGGCTTCTATCGTCTAATTTTATCGGTGTTACGACGGAACCTATGATGATGACTACTCGCTACACCGCAGCTAACACCGCCACTGTTCGCCTGTTCAACTTCAGCGCCTCAGCTTACGATCTGCCAAGCGGATCGTTTCTGGTTCAGGCCGAAGAAGTCATCGCGTAGGAGCCAGCATGACCGTCAACGTAAAAGTCCTAGTTCCGGCCAAGATTGCGGAGGCCGTCCAAACCACGCAGTACACCGCGACGGGCGTCACGGCGATCATCGACAAGATGACCGCCACGAACTACAGCGCCGCTGCGGCCACGATCAGCGTCAACTTGGTCACGGGCGCAAGCGCGGCGGGTAGCGACAACCTGATCGTCAAGACCAAGACGCTTCAGGCCGGGGAGTCCTACACCTTCCCTGAGATTGTCGGTGCGGCCCTAGAGGCGGGCGGGTTCATCTCGACGTTGGCCGGTACGGCCTCGGCCATCAACATCCGCGCCAGCGGGCGGGAGATTAGCTAGTGGACGTGGCTCAATACGAGTTCACCGTACCAAACCCGCGCAACATGCGCGGCAAGGTCGATGCGCTCCAGAAAGCCATTTCCAAGTTCGAGCAGTACGAGCCTGAGACGACACACACGTTCCACGGCGGGATGTACTGCCGTGAGGTATTTCGCGTGGCGGGGGCGCTGATCGTCGGTAAGGTCCACAAGAAGGAACACTTCTACTATGTGGTCCACGGTACGGTCCTGATCACGACGGACGACGGCGCACAGGAGGTCACAGGGCCTCGGTTGATCTGTAGTAAGCCCGGCACAAAGAGGGCCGTCTACGCGGTCACAGACGCCCTGTGCGTCACCTTCCACTGCACGGACGCCGCCACCGTAGACGACGCAGAAAACGAATTGGTAGAAATTGATCCAGATGCTATGTTTGGACATAGCAACAAGCTGAAGATCCAGCCTGTCGAGGTGCTTTCATGACTTTTGTAGCCGCCGCCATTATTGGTTCGTCTCTCGTCAGCGGCGCTGTAGGCATGTCTGCGGCCAGCAAGGCCGCAAAAGCACAGACGCAAGCCGCTGATCAGTCCGCCGCGCTACAGCGTGAAATGTTCAACAAGCAGGTTGAACTGCAAGCGCCGTTTCGTGAGGCTGGCCTCACTGCCCAGAACAAGTTGCTGGGCTACTTAGGTCTATCTGGCGCCCCCGGCGACGCAGGCTACGGCAAGTATGCCGGTGATTTTACCATGAATGATTTTACGACAGACCCGGGCTATGCCTTTCGTTTGGCCGAAGGCAACAAGGCTCTTGACCGCACAGCCGCTGCTCGTGGTGGCCTTCTTTCCGGCGGGGCTATGAAGGCCGCGCAGCGCTACGGTCAGGACATGGGTAGCCAAGAATACATGAATGCGTTCAACCGCTACCAAACCAACCGCGCCAACCAACTCAATCCTCTGCAAAGCCTCATGGGCGCAGGGCAGACGGGGGCCAACACACTGACCACCGCCGCCGGTACGTTAGGCACAAATCTAGCCGAAAACGCGCTAGGCGCGGGTAACGCCCGTGCGTCGGGCTATGTTGGTTCGGCTAATGCTCTTACAAGCGCCTTGGGTACGGGCATCAACCAGTACACCAGTATGTACGGCGGCAACTATGGCCCGACCAACCCTAGCCTTACCAATTCATGGAACGCCATAGCGGCGAAAACACCGTTTTAGTAGGTAGCTACACATGGCTCTTGACCCCAATATCGCCCTTGCGTTTAAGCCCATTCAGCTAAACGATCCGCTGGAAACGCAAGTGCGTCGTCAGCAAGTGCAGTCCAATGCCTTGGCTATGCGAAACGCAGAAAGCCAAAACGCTTTGGCGAAACGGACAGCGCTAGAAGATCAAGCGGTGAACAAGTTGTATGCCCAATCATACGACGCCAAGACCGGAAGGGTTGATATGCGCCGAGTGATGGAGGGCGCGGCGCAGCTTGGCTTGGGTGGTAAAATCCTTGGTATGCAAAACGCCGATTTGGAAGCGCAAGGTAAGCGCCAAAACATAACCAAAGATTTTAACGCCAACGTAAGCTCCGCGATGGACAACGCCCGGTTCCGGCTTGAGGGTGTGCGAACGCCTGAACAGTTTATGCAGTGGCATGAGCAGAATCATAGCGATCCGACGCTACAAGAATATTTCGACCGCATTGGCGTCACGCCCGAACAATCCCGCGCTCAGATTGCCGCAGCAGCAAACGACCCCGCTGCATTTGCAGACCTTCTTCAAAAAGCGCAACTTGGTCTAAAGGGCGCTCAAGACGCGGTAAACGCCCAAGCCAACCGCGACACCCAACTTGAAGTTCAAGGCATGATCGGTCAGCGTATGGACGCTAACCGCGCTGCCCGCCCCGCTGCTCCCGCTAGGGCTGCTACGGGCGGCGGCGGCGCACGCCCGGCGGCGGCTGGTGCGCCCGCTGCGGCTGGCAGGCCTGGTAAGGCTCCGCCTAATCCTGCTATGGTCGCCGCAGCGCAAGACAGCAAAATTTCGCGTATTCGCGGAACACTAGCAGAGGCTAAAGCTTTAGTTGGCGCTACTACAACTGGCGTTATTGGCGAAGTTGCGTCCCGCGTTGGCGGCACAAAAGCTAGGGATTTATCCGGAAAACTGGACACCCTCAAAGCAAACCTTGGTTTTGACGAGCTTCAAAAAATGCGTGAAGCGTCGCCTACAGGTGGTGCGCTTGGCCAAGTTGCAGTAAAAGAACTTGCGCGTTTGGAGTCAACCGTTGCCAGTTTGGATCAAGGCTTGTCAGAGCGTGAGCTTAAAAAATCAATTGAAAAAATTGAGCAACATTATAACGCTTGGTACGAAACCGTTTTAAAAGCTAGGGCTGCAACGCCTGCGGCGGCTGCTACGGCGTCGCCCAATGCAAAACTTTACGATGAAGCCGACGCCATCCTTAATCGCGGAAGGAAATAGGCATGGCAACTGCCGCGCAATACGCCGAATGGATTGTCAAAAACAAAGACAAAGAAGGCACGCCCGAATTTAATAAGATAGGCGAAGCTTACAGGCTTAAGCGTCAAGAAGAAATGACGGCAATGGAAGAACCCGTTGCTGCGCCCGAAACTGAGCCAAACGAAGCTCCCGCTCGACGCAACGCCGTGGTGGATTACATATCCGGCCCGCGTGGCCGCGAATTGGCTACGCTTGGCGGCGGCGTTCTTGGCGGCGTTATCGCGGCCCCTGCCGCTTTGGCTGCGTCCGTGCCCACGGCAGGCTTGGGCGGCATCGCTACTGAAGCCGTTGGGGTGGGTTTGGGCGCGGGCATTGGCGGTCAACTTTACGACCTGACTAAGAACGCACTAGCACCCAAGAAACCAGCGTCTCCGCTTGCCACAGCAAAAACAGTAGCGCAGGACGTTGGCGTCAATGCTTTGGGCACCGTTGGCGGTCAAGTCGTTGGTAAGGGCTTAGGCTTGCTAGCCGAAAAGACCGCACCGATTATTGCCAAGACGGGTGACGAGCTAAAGGCTTTAGCGCAGACCGCGTACAAGAAGGCCGAAGACGCTGGCGTTGTGTTCTCGCCTGCGGCCTACAGCGGTTTTGTAGATGACGTTCAAAGCACTTTGCGTGACAAGGGTTTCGACATTGATCTGCACCCCAACACTTCGGCGGCTGTAAAGCGGTTAGTGTCTGACATTGAGAAGCCGATTAAGTCGTTCAAAGATTTGGCCACGCTTCGTTTAGTGGTTAATCAGGCAGCGTCCAAGCCTAGCTCAGACGCGGGTGAATTACGCTTGATCAACACCGTAAAAAACAAATTAGATGATTTTGTTTCTGACAACAAAAATGTTGTTTCAGGAAACTTTGACGTTGCGATACCGGCCATCAATGAGGCTCGCAAACTCTGGTCTCAAATGAGCAAGAGCGACGTCATAGAAGACCTTATTAAGCGTGCCGACTTGTCTAAGTCCGACCCCGCAACCGCGCTTCAAGGCGAATTTAGAACCTTGGCCAAAAGCAAAACCCGTATGCGCGGGTTCGATGACGCAGAACGCAAAATCATTGAAGATGTCGCCAAAGGCAAAGGCGGCGTGGATGCGCTTCAATTTATCGGCTCCTTTGCGCCTGGAGCCAACATCCCCGGCGCGATAAAGTCGGCAGCGTATCTTGCTGGTGGCGCAGCGGGCGGCGGCGTGCCTGCGGTGCTTGGCGCGGCGACAACGCTAGCCTCAAAAGCCGCCGCCAACAAGTTGGCCGCATTCAATGCCGCCCGCGTCGCTGCGCTAATGCGCGGCGGTCAACGCGCAGCGGTTCCATCATCAAACGCAATGGCTCGCTTTGCAACGCGGGGCGTGGCTAATCTTAATTCTCCCAGTAACGCTTTAGCTAAGTGAGTACGTTTTATGGCCGAAGAGAAAGACCCAGGTGCTAGATTGGACACGCACGAAGCAGTTTGCGCTCTGCGCTACGATGGCATTTGCGCCAGGTTGAAACGGATCGAAGGGATCGGTGTGGTTATCGCTGGGACCATCATCATGCTTCTTCTCGGCATCGTGCTGAAGATGAACTGATGACCTATCACCTTAGCCAACGCTCAAGCCTCAACCTAACCGGCGTCCATCCCGATCTGGTCAAGGTCGTCATGCGGGCGCTTGAGATCTCGCCGTTGGACTTCACGGTCATCGAGGGCCTTCGCACGATCAAGCGCCAGCAGGAGCTATTTGCTTCGGGCGCGTCTAAGACTATGAAGTCCCGCCACATACATGGCTTCGCCGTGGACGTAGCGCCGCTCGTGGCGGGTTCTATCCGCTGGGATTGGCCTTTGTATGATCGGCTGATCGCGGCCTTCAAGCAGGCCGCTAAGGACGTCAGCGTCAAAGCCGAGTTTGGCTACGACTGGAAGTCCTTCAAGGACGCTCCGCACATCCAACTCCCGTCAGCCACCTATCCGGACCCGCCGAAAGATGCTTAGTTTCATCAAAGCCCGCCTTAGCGAACGCTCAACCTGGTTGCTGATCGGCACCAGCGTCGCCGCAGCCTCTGCCCTAGTCGCGCCTTGGTCCTACGTCTCTATGGCGGTTGGGGCAATCGCGGCCTTTGTCCCTGACGGGGATATTCGCAAATGAACAACCCGATCATCACCATTGCTGTGGTCGTCGGCTTGGTTGTCGGCGGTGTTACCGGCTACGCCATCCGAGACGGCGCGGCCAAGTCTGCTGCGGCCAAAGCCTACAAGGCCGCAGAAGAGCGGCGTGTGGTCATGCAAGGCAAGATCGACGTTATATCAGCGCAATATGAAGAGGAGCGCAGGCGTGTTTCCAGTGTCAATGTCCAGCGTACCAACACCATCAAGGAATTTTACCGCGATGCTCCCGCTGTTCCTGCTGAGTGCGCTCTGCCTGACCCTATGTACGGCCTGCTCGTCAACGGTGTCCGTGACGCCAATGTCGCTACCGGCGAACCTAGCCTCGCCGTGCCCAAGTCTGCCGCTCCCGCCGCAACCAGCCATTGATCCTGCTCGCCTAGAGTGGGAGGTCGGCGTGCTTAGCGCCTATGAAGACTGTGCCACGCGCCACAGGCTGACCGTGAAGGCTTGGCCGCGCTAGGCGTGCTCTCGACCGTAATAGGCAATGAGCGCGGCTTCGGCCCGCCCATCGTCCTTTACCCTAGCCCACTGCCCCGCATAGCGCGGGAATAGCTCCGAGGCTCGCAGCCTGGCCCCGTCCTTGTCGGTCGGCGTCTGCGTCTTACGCTTCCATACTTGCGGCGTCACTTCCACGATGGGGATGAAGTTAGCGGCGACGGCACCGATAACCACACCAGCAGCGCGGCCAAAGGTAAATGCGCCGGCATGGCCGTTCCCCGGCATGGACGCCACCTTCTCTATGACGCAAGTGACGCCCTGCCATTTGGCCCATATATCCAAGATGACTGCCAATTGGGCGTGATCTACCCGCCGCTTGGTGCCGTCCTGGATCGTCGGCATATCGTGGATCTCTAGCTCCCCGTCGTGCAAGAGCGCCAGAGCGCCGCCAAGGCCGGGGTCAATTCCTATGATGGGCCTAAAATGGGCAAGTGTCATCGAACGGTACTCCATTGTTAGACCCTTGGCCTTTCATGGCCTGTTTACGTTGGGCTAGGCTTTGCTTAGGCGGCATAGCCTTTGCGCCGTGTATGAACGTCTCGCCGGTCTCGCGGTGCTTGTACTCAATGAAGTTGACGCCAGCGTCAATCGGGTCAGCATTGGGTACGAAATCCGGTATGAGCAGATGCTGGTCACAGCCCTTGCGCTGCGCCGCAGAAGTAAGGAATTTGTCTGCCAGTTCGCAGCGCCACTTGCCGTCAGCCACGGGCGTTGAGTGAGCGCATGTTCGGCAGTTGACCTCGGCAACGGCCTCTTGGTGGCACAGGTCATACATATCGCAGAATTTGCATTCCCAATATGACGGGTCATCGCTCAGTTTCAGCGGGGCTTGCTTGGCGTTGACGATGGTGTTGGCCCGCTCTAGCAGCGATCTAAACGCAGGCTCATGGTATGGCACCACCTCAGTGTACACGGCGTCTGTGTTCTTATTGACGGCCATGTACATGGAATAGGGCAAGCCAAGGAAACCCATATAGGTCTGCATCTGCGCGTAGTGCTGGGGCTTCTGGCTCTCGACGGACCAATCCTTAAGTTTGCTGAACGTCTTATCGTTCATGGTCTTGCACTCAAGGACCATCCAGTCCTCTGGATATTCGGGGAAGTTCTTGCCAATGCCGTCAACCGAACCGCCAAAGTGGCCAGATTCGTCACGCACACTGATCTGCTTGCCGCCCTCATCCGTATAAAGCTCTACGCCTATGCCGCGCAGTTCTTCGGCAATGCGGATCTCCTCACGATTGCCGGTATTGAACAGGCGCAACATGCGCCCTTCAAACTTGGGCATTACGGCCCACCGGAAGGTGAGCCATAAATACCTGTTGCAAGAATGCCCGATCAGGGACGCGCCGAGATGGTCGCGGAAGTCTTGTGGTTTGGCCTCGTACCATGCCGTTATGGCTTGGCTCGTCAACTGATCGGGCTTGGTCACTTACTTACGCTCCCAAGGCTTGGCAGCGGCTGGCGCTGCCTTGGTAGCCGCAGGACGCGCAACAGGCGCTGACGCGGCTCCTGCGGCCTTGTAGCCCATAACGCGGTTGCGTGTCGGGTCTTTGCGGTCGATGTCCAAGACGATGGTGAACGGCGTATCATTCAGCATGTCCGTATCGGACAGGGCCTCAATGCCGCAAGCCTGGCTGATGGACTTCAGAGCGGCGCGGGCGATAGTCTCCGCGACCTCGTTGGCATTGTGGATGTTCAGGCGTTCCCAGATCTTGCGACCGGAAAACTCACCGTCCACGATCTGGATGACCAGTTCGAGATATTCCCCAGTGCCGGACTTGGTAGCCTTCATCTGGTTCTCGGTCACGATGGCAAGATATTCGCCGCGTGGCAGAGGGTCAAAGTTGCTCTTAGGGGCTTCGTATGACGAAACGTCAAAGTCGATGGTAGCCATGTTTTCAGTTCCTATTTGATTGCGTTTGCAAAGGCGTCCCAAGTCAGCGGAATGCTGTCGGGCAGATTGTAGCGGTTCTTGGCCATGTAGGCAGGGCGCTCGGTGGTGAACAGCATACGCTCACCGGATGAGATCCCTCTGGCCACGGTCTTGTTAAAACCAACGTCGTCCTTTTTGACGATGGTCTTGTAGTTGGCGAACATAACGGCGTCCGCCCATTCCCGCACCACCGCGTTGCTGCGCTCTTGCAGCTTGGGCTGGTAGCGGTCAAACGGCTCGACTTCAGGACTGTCGAACCGTTTAATTGTGTTGTGTGCCAAAAGTATCACAGTCATCTGCTTATCGTTCCGCAGGGCGTTAAGCCCGTCCAGAACGTCGCGCCATTGTTGGGCTGCGATCATTGCGCCTTTGCCGTAGGCAAGGTCTTTGGCGTCGTGCTTGGCTTCCATCTCACGGTGGATGATGGCTTCCAGCCAATCCAAGCTGTCAAGCACCACCGTTTTGTAGGGATGGTCTTCAGCGTACAGCGAGCCAATGGCGTCCATCACGTTATCCAGTGAATGAGCAATCGGAAAATGCTCGACGTCCAAAGATCCTAAACCATCCTCTGTGAGGATAAAGATTGGGTCTGGTGCGCCAGCGGCGAAGGTGGACTTGCCGATACCCTCGACGCCGTAGACCATGAGGCGCGGCGGCGCGGTGTTGTCGTTGCGGCTGATGCTCTTGAGATCAAAGGCCATTCATTAGCTCCTGTTCAATAATAGCCCGCTCATCGGCAAAGCCGAACATGGGTAAAAAATAGAAGGGCTGGTTTCGGCTGCGAAATAAGTCGGACGCCAATATTTCGTCAACGGCATACATTGCAAATCCTACAACGGCTCTCCCCGCAATATCCGTTTCGCCTTTAACCACGGCGTCTTGTGTGATTTCTCTTGCCTCATCCGCCGCGTGAAACCAATTCATACTGCCTGTTGCTATTCTTGCGACGCCCCCGGCCATTCCCGCCGCGTGTTTCACATAGGCGTCATCGGAACAAAGGTATCCGTTAAAAATTTTTTCCCAATCATCCCGGTTCATAGCCTGAAGATGCGCGTTGAAGGCGTCAATGATGTGACCTTTGGGGCCGTATTTGTGATAATCCATTTACTTGTCCTCCCCAGATTCGATTTGCACGTAAGGCTTCGCGGCCTTTGACGTGATGTGTTTGGCAAGGCCCTTCCAAAGGTCTGCGCGGTATTCCCGCAGATCCTTTAGCTTCGTCTCGTTGAGTTCTTTCTTGATCCGCACAGGCTGGAAATTCTCAGGCCACTCTGCGGTCAAAACCTCAAGCGCGGCCATATCGTCGGCCTTGAAATTGGTCTTGAGGGTAATGCAAATCTTCAGTCCGCCGTCCAGCTTGAAGGTGGACTTGCCGTCCTTGTTTGGCTTGATGGCCTGAACGATCTGGTCTTCGATATCTAGGCGGCGTTGGTTTGCCGCCAGTTCCTCGCCCTTGGCTGCGAGCCAGAACATTGCCAAGGCTTGTAGGTTATCATCGTTGGTCATTTGGTTTGCTCCGTTGAAGTTCGACCATCTAATATCAGGCCATCTGAAAACGCAATATGATTTTATCAAATAATGTGGATTGCTTGTTATTTTATTTTGTGCCAGCATTTCCGCACATAGAAGAGGATGTCATGGCCAAAATTAAATATCGGTGCGAACCGGCATATAGTGTCGTTACGACAATTGGGGACGTAACCCATACGGCCTCATTGCTGGGTCTTACGCAATCGGCTGTCAGCCGCTGGATAACCCCCGTCGAGCAGGGCGGGACCGGCGGCGTTATTCCTCAAAGGCATTGGGATAATATCTTGGCCCTTTGCCCCGCCTTAGACGTGTACGATTTGTCCGGCCACCCCCGCCCTTAAGGCACACAATGGATAATTCAGATTTCCTTCGCGCCGTCTATGGCGCGATACAGGACAATTACGGCTGGACCACGAGTTTTGCCTCTGACCCCAATAAGTCGGAACCGACTGTCTGGGGCGGCAATGCTTGGACCGGATCGCCAGGTCAGAAAAACCTGATCGACAAGCGGGTCAGTGACAACAATTTCTTTTGCGTGTCTATCATGGCGGCGGACAAGCGCCGTCGATCTAAAGACACGTTTGTTCGCCTTTGCGTCCTGCTGGCAGATGACGCACAGCCTGACGAATTGTTTGGCAACCCGTCCTACACAATCGAGACGTCCCCCGGCAACTATCAGGTTGGCGTACTGATCGACCGCGATGATCCGGATGCCCGCGACCAAGGCCTGATTGATCTAGTCTTGCAGCGCATGGCAGCGGCTAACCTGATCGGCGCAGATGCTAGCGGTAACAACATTGTTCGATATGGCCGTCTCCCGACAGGCTGCAACACTAAGCAGCGTGACACAGGCGTCTTTGCGACCAAGGTTCTGCAAGCCGATCTCACAGCCACCTACAGCCTTGCGGACGCTGTGGCTACATTCGGCCTAGACCTTGAAGAGATCCGGTCAGGCGCTCGCGCAGCGCCTTCAGCGGCCAAGGATTTGGACAAGACCAGCCTGACGGCGGTTGATCTGTACAAAAGCCTCATTACGACCAACATGGATGAGCGGTCTTATCATGATCCGCTGCTGAAGCTATCGTCTGGCATGATCGCGGCGGGCATGGCCCCCGGCGCGGTGGTCAATAACCTACGCTCTTTGATGCTCGCAACGCGGCCTGAGACGGGCGCGGATCTCGCACGGTGGGAGGCCCGCTTCGGCCAAGATCTGTCTCGCATGGTGGCCTCGGCGCAGAAATATGCGCCTAGTGAGGAGCGCATTGCAGAGATTGCCCCCGGCGGTCTGTTCATGGGCATGGAGGCTTTGGGCGATCTAACGCGCAACGTGCGTTGGGCGGTCAAGGGTTTGGTGCCAGAGGACAGCATGGGCATGATCTTTGGCGCGTCGGGGACGTACAAATCATTTATCGCCATCGACCTAGCCATGCACATGGTCCATGAAATGGAATGGGCGGGCAAGCGTACCAAAAAAGGTGCCATCGCCTATCTTGCGGCTGAAGGCGGGGCCGGTATCTATCGGCGTTTGGTGGCTTGGCATAATCAGTTTGGCCTCGTGCCTGATAACAGTATCAACATCTGCATCACGCCGTTGCTGCTTTCCGCCGTTGAAGAAGTCGCGGCTATGAAGGCGGCTATCGCTGCCTTGCCAGAGCGTCCTAAGCTGGTCGTGATCGACACCCTGTCGCAGACCTTCAACGGTGACGAAAACTCATCGAGTGACATTGGTGACTACCTTCGCATGATTAACACCGAGATCCGTGCGGCGTTCAATTGCACGGTGATCGTGGTTCACCACACGGGCCACAGCGCGGCAGAGCGTCCACGCGGTTCGTCTGCCATCACAGCCAATCTAGATTTTATCCTTGGCGTGTTCCGGCCAGATCCTGAACGCCCTATCGCTCGCCTATCTGTCCACAAGATGAAAGACGGCGACAAGGTTGATGATCTCTATTTCGAGATGACGCGCTCTGTTCTGGGACACGATGAAGACGGGGACGAGATTTCGTCACTGGTTGCGCGTCACACGGCTGCGCCAAATGTGAGCGAAGGTGGCGGTAGGTTCTCCAAATATGATGCCTTGTGTGTCAAAGCCCTTGCTACTGGCGGCTTGGTTAGTGAGGACGATATTAAGAAATTGGCCGACAAGGGCGACAGTGAATCGTCCGTCACCAAAGGTATAAAGCGTGCTTTAGACGGAATGTTTAAGCGCGGTCTTGTTAAGAAAATTGGCTATGGTGTTTGGCAAAGGATAGCATGATGAGACTCAAGACAATCTTAGAGGAAGTCGAAAACAGGCAACTCGACCGTATCGAGAAAAGCCAATGGTACGAGCGATTCGCCTACATCTCAGTAGACGATAGTTTCTTTGACATGCAGGACCGGCGGGAGATCCCTCGCGGCACGTTCAACTCTCTGTTCCGTCACCTCAATTGCCGCAGCATCCACCACAATAGGCGAGTGGAAGCTAGCGTCTGCTATGACGAAAACCGCAACGCTATGAACGGCAAGATCCTTGCCGGCATTACCTATGCACCTGGCGAAAGTGTGCTGGTGGCCCGCAATGGTGAGATCTTTGGCAACAGGTGGATGAATACGCGGCCCCCGATCCCTGAGAAGGCCCAAGATCCGCAGCGTTGGCTTGACCACTGCAAGGTGCTTGTGCCGGATGATTACGAGCGCAATCACATTTGGGATATGATGGCTTACAAGCTGCAAGTGCCTCACCGCAAGATCAACCATGCCTGTCTGCACGGCGGCGTCGAGGGCTGCGGTAAGGACACAATGTGGGCACCGTTCATTCATGCGGTGTGCGGTCCAGACCTTCGCAACCGTGGCCTTGCCAGCAATGAAACCCTATCATCTGCATGGGGGTATCACCTCGAAAGTGAGGTGCTGATCATCAACGAATTGAAAGAGCCTGATTCGCGTGAGCGTCGGGCCTTTGCCAATAAATTAAAGCCTGTGATCGCGACACCGCCCGATATGATTACGGTTCATCGCAAACGGCTGCATCCTTACGAAATGCTCAATCGTTCCATCGTGATCGCGTTCAGCAATGAGGCTGTGCCGATCAAGCTAGAAAATCAGGACCGGCGCTGGTTCTGCGTCTGGTCGCACAATGGCCGGATGAGTGAGTTCGATTCCAAGGCCATGTGGGATTGGTACGAGACCGGCGGGTATGAGGCTGTGGCCAAGTGGCTTTGGAATCGTGACGTGCAAGCGTTCAATCCCGGCGCTGCACCCCCCATGACGAAATTTAAGCACGACCTGATCTCATACAACATGACCACCGCAGAGAGTTGGATCTTGAGCCAAGTCCAATTGCGCGTCGGTGCCTTTGATCGCGGAATTATCGGAACGCCTCTGTTTGAAACCCTAAAGATGGTCAACAAGGAAGCGCCGGAGGGCATCAAGATCTCTCACACCATGATGAAACGGGCCTTGCGAGACGGCGGCTGGGTCGATGCCGGAATGGTCGGATCTTCAGATTACCAAGTCAAGAAGCGCATCTTTGCTATTCCCGAACTCATCGAGCGCCATACTCGCAGCGACTTGCGTCGTCTGTGGGAGGGCGGGCATAGGCGAGAGATCATCGCCAAACGATACGCGGCCTATCGTGAGAAACAGGCGCAAAAAGAAGATCCGGCATAAAATAAAGCCCCCGCTGGATAATTCCGGCGGGGGCTTTTTTCATGATCCGTATACGTTCTTGGTGGCCCATGCGCCTAAGCGTCTAAGCCCCCGGTTGCTGGCCTCGACCTTTCGATCAGGCCATGAGGTCTTGCCGATTCGGCGGTGGTGCTCGCAGTAAGGCGATTCGCCGGAGCGTAGTTCGCCGCACATGGGCGCTTCGTCGCCCTGGCCAATCAGGAAGTCTTCCACGATCCATTTGCAGCCCCGTGGGCGGAGGTTTGCCAAGATAGCGGCATGTGCGCCTGTCGGCTCTGGCGCGGCTGCTGGCGGCGGTGGTGGCGCGGGCTTGGGCATGGTCGGAGCCTTGAACAGGATGACCTTGGCCGGTTTAGGCTGGGGCCGGTATGGCGTCGCCAGTTTGGCCGCGTTGATGCGGTTGATCTGTTGGCCGTTAGCCCTCTTAACCGAAATGACGTGCAGGCTCAACTCAGGGCGCAAACCCTTGTCTCTCAAGCGGTTCAACTTACCAATCACGGCGTTACGGGTCAGGCCATTGCCTAAGGCCTTGGCGATCTGGCTGGCGCTGTCGCCCTTGACGTAAAGCCTGATCATGGTGTCGATGGCCTCTTGCGGCCATGCGTAGACGGGCGGTTTTGTGCTCATCACTCCCCCTCCTTGGGCTGTAGGGCGTCGCGGGCGATGTAGCGGCATTGTTCGACGCTCCACCGGGGCTGATAAATCGGTGGCAAATCAGGGTCGCGCTCTGGCGGACCGGCAATCGTGGTCAAAGCCTCCCGCAGCCGCTCGACTTCGGCTGACAATTTTATTTTGTCCTCTTCAGACGCAAGCAGTTGAGATTGCAGATCCGTGGCAATTTTGAGCCAATTAGAGACGATTTTATTGTTAATCTGTATCATTATTTTCATCCTTAGATTTGATAAATGTCATTTGTAAGCTCGTATTGCAGGTGAAAAAAAACTTTTGCCTTTACCTCGGAAGACCGGATGCTTTCGGGACTTTGCGTTGTGTCTAACAGGGCGTAGACCGGACCTGTTGCGGTGGTAAGTGCCATGTAAAAAACCAACGGTTCGCAATTTTCCTCGTCCATATGCTCCTGAAACTTAAGTTTTAGATCTTGAATAAAGGCATCCAAGGCGGTGCACGTAATAGACCGGCCCGCCAGTATGGGGACCACGTTTTCGTCTGTCATGGGTGTTCCTCCGTTTGACCAAGCCAATAGGATCGAACACGTGCTTTAAATTCCCTAAAACCGTTGACTGTTTTGTTTTGGTTTTGCATGGCTTTTTGCAATTTTTCCCGCTTCATTTGGCGACGTTTTTGGTTCGACAAATGGCACCGACCCTTATGGCTGGCCTTTGTCATGCTGAGTTTACGCGCCGCTAAATCTTCACGGGTTGCGCCGGTCCGGGTCTTACGCAGCAACTGAGGCAAGTTGTTCCAGTCAATGCGGTCGTTGCTCATCCCTCCCCCTCCTTGGGCTGTAGGGCGGCGCGGGCAAGTTCGATAGTGTGCAGTTCCTCCCAGACCTCATGGGCGGTGAGATTGGACCCATCCCCTGCGATATATTCGGCCCATGAAAGAACGCCTCTCAGAGCCTCGTCCAGCCGATCGATCTCTGCCGCCTGAGACGCGATGGTGGCGTTACGTTCGGCAATTCGCTCGTTCAAACATTCCAATTCAGCATCAATAGCTTTTATGTTGTATCCGCTCATCTACTTTTCCTCCGGCGGGGTGATGATGGCGTAGTGGTCAACTCTCCACCAATCAAACATAAACGATTGGCCGGTTTCATAGTGACCCTTGTGAAACCTTACCGTGACCAGTGAGCCGGGAGCCGGACTTACATTGCTTTGTTCATGCTTAGCCCAAACCATCCCCGGCTTGGCCTCTGCGTTGGCGAGGGCTCGGCCTCGGGCAATGCCAGCGAGGGCGGAAACATTTTCCACGTTGTGATCTTGATCGCCCGCGCGAATAGCGTTTGCTCGTTCCGGCCAGCTCACATCATATAGCCGCGCCACAATCTCCCGCGCTTCGGTCAAATCAGGATCAACCGCCACTGGCGGCGTCCAACCCTCGCGGGCTAGGCGGGCGGCGATAACCGCTAAAGACCCCTTTGATCCGTCCCAAAGCCTCATGGCCTCGTCAACGCGGGCGATATCTAGTTCTTCGTTAGTCATTTCGATCCTTCCATAATTTCTGACAGAATGCCCAAGCCTTCGGGCGTGAAATAGTATCCAGAGCCGTAGCGATTCTTAATCGTGTCCGGTCCTAGCTTGGCGCGGATGCGGTTTATCTGGACGCGAACGCTTGCCTTGGACGATCCGCTGCCAAGGGCGAAGGATAGCAGGGCAGACGTTACCCCTGCCCCCTGCGCGGCCCACAGGGCTTCTATGATGATCTCTTGCTGGCCTGTGAAGCCTAGGCTTAGGGGCGTGATAGGCGTGGACTGTAGCGACCTGGCCTTTAGGCGTTTAATGACCCCGACAAGGCGCTTGTTTTCGTGCATCAGATGGACGCAATGGGGGCAGGTCATGACTTGGGCCTCGGTCGGCACGCTACGCAGTCGTAGGGTGTTTTGCTGAAGGGCGACAGGCGGGCGGTCGATCCGGCGGGGAGCCATGCGCTGCACCGGCACCGGCTGCTGTGCTTGAGGGTGATCAGGTGGTCGCTCATTTTTCCTCACAGAAGATGCCGCAATCGGGCGTTTTGAGAGATGCTAGGGCGCGGCCCTTAGCGTCGTGGGGCAATTCATCCAGAAAGATGCGCTGGCCTTTGTAGCGCACCAGACGGGCACCTAAGCGGCGCGATTGCTCGCACATGGCCGCGTGACCCTCTGGCTCGACCTGGCGCAAGTGATTCCAATAGGTGGGGCTTGTGGCCTTGACGCAACCGCGCTTGGTGCAATTAGCGTTGGGGAAGCCCTTGGCGTAGCTGTCAGGCAAAGGAATGCCAGCACGAACAAGATAGTCTAAGCAATCCTGCTTGGTCATGCCCGCGTCAATCAGGACCGGCAATAGGTTGCTACGTTCTGACAGTTTAAAGCGGTCATGCCTGCCCTGCTCTTCTGACGTAAAGCCAAGGACAAGCCAATCAACGTGATTGGATTGCTCCCAAATTTGGCGGGCCTCTTTTTTTAAGTGGAACGTGCAAGGCGCACCGTGGGGGAACGCCATAGCCTTGCGCCTGTCCCAAACGTCGGCTGTGCTGCACAGCGGATATTTTGGGTTAATGACGTGCTCGATAGGCCAGTTTAACCAAGCGGACACGTCACGCAGGAAGCGTTGGTTGTCATCCCCTTCCTCTAAGATCGGATTGTTCAAGACCCGTACCGTGTGAGTGTCGCGGTACTGGTCCAAGGTCAACTTGGCGGCAACGGCGCTGGCGGCACCGCAAGAAAACCAAACTGCTATGACTGGCTTGATCATCCGAAGATCACCCACAAGCCTGCAAGGATGGCGAACCACATGGCACCGCCCACGGCCACGGCAATGACGTCGATCAGTCCGGCGCGTGAGCGTTTGGCGTAAAAGTGATCTGCGTCGATGTGAAGGATGAATTTAGGCTTGGGTCGTGCGCCCATGCGGGCCTCCTCATATGCCGCGATTGCGCGGGCGATTTTGGCTTGGTAGTGCTGCATTTCAAACGATGCCTTGTAACGCTCGATGGCTTCCGGGCTGGCCTGTTGCTGGCCTTTGCCACATTGAACCAAAAATTCAGGATCTTGTGAGACATTGCGATAGGGGTTTGCGTCGTTCATCACAGATCATCCTTTGGGTCATAGTCGGGTTCGATGTGGAGGTCTTCGCCTATGGCTTCTATGTCTTTGATTACGCGTTCTAACATGCCAGCCATTTTAAATATGTTGCGCTGAACGATTAGGCGCGATGGCCGGTCAAGGCCTTGCAATAGGTCATAACGTGCGGTGCTAGGGTGTGGATCGTAGGCGTATAGAAAGCACAAAGTGAGATCTTGCACCGATTCATCTTCATAGCGCCAATAGTCGCCATCAATCTCGCATTCTAGTTCTAAGTCAAAAGTGGTGGTTATGGTTGCGTGGGTCATGTTTGCTCCTGTTTGCGTGGTTCTGTTTATAACTAAATGGTTGCGAGAGGGTTAATCACGAAAGCGTGATCAGGCTCGGCCCCATTGCCTAGCCATTGCGTCGGCAATGCCTTGGTAGGTGGTTGACCTTATTTTCCATCTGTCGGGCGAGGGCGATAGGCGGTTCTGGCCGCTGTCTGTCTGATTGGACCATCTAGACTTTCCATCGACCATGCGAGGCGCGACAAGCTGTGTAGGCGTGAGCTTGGGCAAGCCTTTGAGCCATAGGGCGGTCTGTTTGCTTGCGTCGTGGCCAAATTTATAAGGCTGGATGATCTGGTCAGCCTTGCGAATGGCCGTGCCAATGCGCCCTATGGGGTTCTCTATGGCTATGCGGGCGATGGGGGCATCCATTAGGCGTTGGACAAATGCGAGAGCGTCGGCGGTCTTTTGCTCGCGTTCTGGATAGCGTTTATTCCAGTGAAGCCCGCTTGAACAAAGATAGGTGCAAGGCGGGTGCGCTATCATCAAATCCCACCCGTCGCCTATCACGTCAAAAACGTCGCCCTGGTGGTGCGGTCCGTCGCGGTCTGTCGGCAATAGGTCGCAAGACATTGCGTCATGCCCTAGGGCGCGGAATGCATCGCGCACGGTGCCGGAATATTCACAGGCTATCAGCACCCTCATAGCAGGAACGCCCATGCGAGGGCTGCCCATATGCCCATAAAGAATCCGGTAGCGACTAGGCCAAAGGCCGCTAAGGCAAGCCAAGGGGTGCGCGGTGGTGGTGGCGTGTAAGTCATGGCTTATTGTCCTTTGGCTTTGGCAAGGGCTTGCTCGATCAAGCTGGCGACGGCGTAGCTTCCGCCATAGCGGCCTGGAATGCGATAGTTAGGGACGGCGCTGATAGCTTCTAGGGCCAACTTGAGGGCGTCATACATATCGGGGGCCGATAGGGCTAGGCGCAAAAAAGCGTCATGGTGGCTTGTGTCGAGCACGGAAGCTATAGGCGCATTATCAAAACCGATAAGGGTTTCTGACATAGGGGCGCCGTCAATGTCAAAATCAGGCCAAGATTGAAGGGTCGGGAATGTCATGGGCTATTGTCCCTTGGCTTTGGCGATGGCGGCGCGGAGCTGTTCGCCGCTTTCAAGCGAACACCCCATTTCGCTTTCTGTGTTCTCAATGAAATTGAGTGCGCGTTTGGCAGCGGCGAGCAAGTCAGGCGCGGCGGCTATCAGGCGTGCGTTGGCCTTATTATTAAAAGCGGCGCAAGTGCTGTCGTCCATTCTGCAAACTGAAATGTCGCGGGTTATAAACCCGTCGCCACGTTTGCTAACGATAAGCCTATCCCCGCTACCTTCTAGCGTCCATGGGCCGGGGGTGTGTTGGGTTGTCATGGTCTTAGCCCTCCAGCGTTGACGTAAGCCAGACGAACCCGGCCTTGGTCGAGCCACCTGCTACGATAGGTTCCCAATCGAGCTTGGCTTGTAAGGCCTTGGCGGCTTCATAGTGATTGGCTTCAATGCCTAGGCCGTGTTCCCAATCGTGCGTGTGGCGATGGCCGCTTGCCGTGGTGGCGACGATGCGACCGCCAAGGGTTTGGGTTGGGCCGATGTAGCGTGTCTCGATGGATTGGCGCGTGTTCATTTGGTTGGTCCTTTGGGTTGGGGTTGGGTTAGGCGGCAAATTGATGAATGAAAAAGTCGTCACGCCCGGATTGTTTAAGGGTTTCGATAGCTTTAGCGGCGCTGGCTTGAGTTTTAAAATTGCGAGCCTTCCAGATGTCGCCGGGGTTCGAACCGTCGTCATAGATAGCCACGGTTTCGATTACATAGCCATCACGGCTCATGCGCGTTAGGTAACGAGTGCAATGAAATCCGGGCTTTGCGATTGCGTAAAACATAGGCTTGGCTCCTAAAGGTGAGAGGTTGGGTTAAGCGGCGCAAACAAAACGGCCTAGGCCGTGGTTCTTGCCGTTACAGGCACACTCACACTTCATTGTGCGCCCTGTAGCGTTATAGCAACGCGCGTCGCAGTCGTGCCGCGAAGGGTTGCTCTTGTACTCGACGATACGTTCGGCTTGGACGCGAAGCGTCCAGCCTTCACCGCGTGTAAAGCGAGGTACGCCGGGGTATCCTGAAAAATTGGCGGGGTTAGACGCCGATTCACCGTTGTGAATTACGTTTATTAGCTCGATATCACCACTAAAGTATTTCATGGCCATGATCTGTATCCGTTGTTTGTGAGGGTTGATTAGAAAAGCAAGTTATCGACGATAAGGGCAGAATGCTTGCCGTGGTGCGTGGTTGAAACGGGCAAATCCAAGCCGTCTTTGCGGTACTGTTCAAGAATGTAATTGACCGCGCTCTCCTGGGCGTCCTGGGCGGTATCGTCCAAGCTAATGCGCCGTGTGTGCTTGAACGTGCCTTCGGGCATTACGCGCAGCACATAGGCCACGGCGCGGTAAGTGGTGCCACCACGGCGCGATACAGCATAGGCGGTATGGATGGTTTCGGGTTGCGTGGTCATGGTCTGGTTCCGTTGTTTGTTGCGTTTGTGTAAGACTCATAAATCACATGGCGATTGTGGGTGCAAGCGCTAAATGTCACTTAATGTCACTTTTTCCATAAAAGATGTCAGCTTCTTCAATAGGTCTTTTCGATGCTCTGCCATCGTTTGAAACGATATACATTTGGCAAATCGTGTCCCATTCCAACACATTGGGTAATTGGCCTTATGTGGCGCTGCGCCTAATGCCACCACCTTTATCCTATGCCAAATTTCATCGCCTTTGCGCTTGTAGACTATCCAATTAACGTCATCGTAAACGCCCAGTGCCCCCAGCGTTTCCCAATTCTCATCATTGTATTTGTGACTACCCGAATATGATTTGCCCATGTTATTACCCCCATACCCTGAAGCTGTTTTCGCTCATTTTCATTATCAATAGGCCGTGAAGCCCATTCTTGTTTTTGAACCGTTGTAGCGCCCTCATTGTAGCGGCTCTCTCATTACCGTCCGCACATACGACTTCAAATGATTCGTCGGGCCTTAGGTTTTGCGCCGTGGCATTCATGATCGAATGCCTACTCATTCGTGAAACGTCCGCCTTGGAAGGGCCAGCAACATTCTTCTCAATCTTAAACATATCTGTCTCCATAATGGCTATTCGAAATGATCATATATGACATTGGATGATTCCAATCAAGGCGCCTTGTGTCTAACCCTTTTAAATAGCAAATGTCCAATGATGCTAAACTATAGATAGGCCATTGTGGCCTATATGGGCGTTGTTGGGCGTTGTTGGGAAACGTGTATAGACACTTGCGCCCAATAACGGACGCAGACAAGTGTAGGGAACCTACACGTCTGTCCAGGACGTACGCGCGAGGAAATCAGGCTTTTAGAGCTGATCCTTTGAGCCTGATCTTTAGGCTTGCGACCTGGTCGCTATGGATAGGCTTTGAAGCTATCGCCAAGGCTCTCTGGTTGGCGTGTGTGGCTTGCGATGGCTTGCGGTTAGATATGTGACCTTAGCGGCTCTGTCGGCTCTGTAGCCTCTCCCTCGCGGCTTATGGGGGTTGCGCGTTGATTGGACGATATTGTCTGAATCGTCCAAAGATACCCGTGATGTTATAACATAACACCTTTGGGCTGCCGCCACGCGCCCCCTCCGCCTTTCGCCAAATATCCAGACCCTGCCCATCATGC